AGGTTCAGCTCTAATATGAGCGCCGACCATTGTTTAGGTGTGATTTGTTTACTTTGTATTATTACCTTTTTCATAATTCTAGGTGTTAGGCAGTCTCCCGCCTAACACTTTTGGTACCATCATCCGTTACGGATTCTCTAACTCTGTTTATATGTTCTTGATCTAAATAATTCATTTTTATCTGCTTTAATTACTAATCGTGCAGGATTAGCGTCGCCAATAAGATTGCTCTCTTGTATTTCAATACGTCTGACATCTTCTAAATGTCCAGACATAGTTTCAATGTAAACAGGACAATCAGATATTATGGTGCCCTTCTGACCATTGGTAAATTTTTCTAAAATTTGTTGTAGATCTCTTAATCTCATTAGTTTAATCTATCCTCCTTAAATTTTGGGTACATCTGTTGGTGTCTCCTCGCCACATTCTTGACAAGTTTATACCACTTTTCCTTCCACATCTTTTTCATATCCCCTTCTGTTTTATTGTACATATTAGCGATATTATCTAGTCTCTTCATTTCTTCTTCGATAGTACTCATTGACCCTCCTTAAAAAGTCGTGTTGATATTGTTGAAATTTTGTCCCTTCTATGACAAATTCTTGGTAGTAATTATCCTTACTACACATCATTACTACACCTTTAGTAATACTTGTTTTATGCACAAAGTTGTGTGCCATTGCATAAGCCCCTAGCTGCAGAAAGTAATCCCCGATCCACTCTTCTCGCTTCGGTTTATTCGTTTGTTTAAAGTCGATTATCGCATCGCTGCCCTTGTGAACTGCTACGAGGTCCGTTTGCCCTGCATAGAGCCCTGGATAGTACAAAGTACATTCTGTGCCGTAGTACTCCGTTAAATTGCATAGACCCTGCTCTATGACCCTTAAAGCCATGTTATGGGCCTGTTTTCCGACGTTGGTAAGATCTAAATACCCTTCTTTCAAGATATACTTCTCTAGGATCTTATGCATCGCCGTTCCACGGCTCGAACTTTCTTCAGTAATTTTAGCTGCCGTCGCCTCGCCCACCCTTGATCGCCAAGCTGCCAAGCTATCTTGCTTTTCCTGTGATTCGGTGGCCTTTAGAATCGTTGTAACACTTGGTAACTTTTCTTTATCGTTGATATTATAGTGACGGATACCGTCTAAAGTCTCACGCACCGTCTTTGGGTATATATATTTATTATTTCTTTTCATAAATTAAATGTCTCATTACTGTTGTCCAAGGATTTAAATCATAGTCTGCCTTGGCACATCCTGTTAATATTAAAAAAC